CGGAATCTGGTTACATCAACTTGTGTGACGGTCGCCGCTGCACTGTTGATGGTAGCCACAAGGCTCTCAACTACCTCTTACAAGGATCTGCCGGAGTACTAGCGAAACGCTGGCTCCTGATCAACCACAACAACACCCGTGAGCTATGCTGTTCGCAGCTAGCATTTGTACATGACGAAATCCAATTCGAGTGTTCTCCCGAGCACGTCGAACCTTTACGAACATCCTTGGTTCATTCAGCTGAGGCTGCTGGACAATACTATGACCTGCGAATCCCCATTGCAGCCGAAGCTCAAGTCGGAGACAACTGGTCAGAAGTCCATTAAAAAATGTACTTACTGCAAACGTTTTGATTTAAATTTACATTTACGGTACAACACACGAAACGGTTACTACTATCATTTTGATTGCCAAACAATCACGTCTAGAATCAGCCGTTTAACAAAAAAACAACTTGATCCAACTGTTCAATTTAAACAGTTAAGGCATAAAATCCTTGGCAAATGTAAATATTGTAAAGGTTATGATTCTAAAACAAACTTCAATCAAGTTGCTAAATGCGCTCATAAACAATGTGAGCAAATTAAATGGAATAACCACGCTAAAATGAAACCACACAAAACTGACACCTGTGCCTTTACTGGTTTGCCTTTCTCTTCTCACGCTGAGATGAAACCAGTTGGTGACCACGACCACGATACACTTCTGTATCGCGGACATATCTGGTCTGCAGCCAACCGCTTGGAAGGTGCTGCTAAATTCATCATGGATGAAGCAGGTTGGACAGTTGACGAGCTGTGTGACGCACTTAAATCTTATCTGGCTAAACCTGGCATTGACATTGGTTTAGAACCTTATCCACAACTAGGCTTTTCTACCCCTGAGGAAGCTCAACAACACTATGGCTGTTAAATCTAAAACCGGATTGGGACGAGTTAAGTTCGAATCCCGTGCAAAATACAAACACACCCGTCAAGGCAATGGTCGTCGATCTCTTCCTTCGCACGGGCGTAAGCTCCGGCGGGGGCAAGGTAAATGAGTCTGCTGATTGATGCTGACTACATTGTTTACAAATGCTGCGCCGCCAACGAAACAGAGATTGACTGGGGAGACGAAGTTATTGTCGTCTCATCACGGTTCTCCGAAGCCTACAACATGGTCGAACGAGAACTATTCAAGGTCGCAAATGATCTTGGATGCTTCGATGATTCTATTTTGTTTTTTACTGATAGTATCAATTTCCGTAAACGAATTGATCCGGCATATAAAGGACATCGAAACCGCAAGAAACCGTGCGGTTACCGACGGGTCATCAACAAACTCAAAGAAGAGTACAACGTTGTTGTAATGCCTGAGTTAGAAGCTGATGATGCGTTAGGCATCTATGCTACTAAAGAGCAAGGTCACATCATTTGTTCACCAGACAAAGACATGCGACAGATACCTGGAGAATTGTATGATTTTTCTAATGCCGTTGTCACAATCACCAAAGAAGAAGGTGAGCGTTGGCACTACATTCAGACGCTGGCTGGTGACCAAACTGATGGATATAGCGGTGTTCCTGGATTCGGGATCAAGCGAGCAGAAGCCTTCTTTGAAGAGAACGGCTACAGCTGGGCGTCGGTCGTCAAAGCGTTTGAGTCTAAAGGTCTCACTGAATCCGTTGGACTCGCAAATGCTAGGCTTGCCAAGATCCTTCAATGTACCGATTATGACTTCGACACCCAGTCCGTCAAACTATGGACCCCCACCGCCAGTAACTGACGTTACACTAGAGCAATCATTTAAACTTCGCCAAATCGAAGATGCTCTTAACAAACCTGACACTCGCAAAGAGGACATCATTACTGTTTTCATGGCTCTCCAAAAGCAGAATTTTGTCCTCTCCAACTCACTCTCTAACCTCCTGAAAAATTGGCCAAAACCAACCACTCTGGACCCAGCTACTATCGACGAGGTTCTATCCAGGTTTGGGATTTCATCCGAGACCAAGGACTGAGTTTCCATCTTGGTAATGCAATCAAATACATCTGCCGTGCTGGTTACAAAGATGACCGTGTGGCAGATCTCCGTAAAGCTATCCACTACCTACAAAACGAACTAGAAAATGAAATCCTTAATGAGTCAAGCTCGGGAGTTTCGCCTTGGCTATCAAGTGAGGAACGATACTGGGACAGCTTCACGGGAGATGCAGAAGCATTTGATCGTTGAGGAGTTCAAAGAGTTCCTAGACGCTGAACAACAGCTGCTATACGGCTTCACGCGCAACGCTGAAGACTGTTTGAAAGAGCTTGCAGACCTTGTATATGTCTGCTACCAATACGCTGCTAATCTGGACTGGGATCTAGATGAAGCAATGGACCGTGTACACCAAAGCAACATGAGTAAGCTTGGTGAAGACGGTAAACCCATCCGCCGTGAAGACGGCAAGGTCTTGAAAGGACCAAACTACAAACCCCCTACCCTTACTGATCTCGTTTAATAATGTCCGCCACTACCAAAGAACTTGTCGCCCGCACTGGGCGCGTACAGTCATGGATTGACGACCCTACCTCCCGCCTACCCGTATCCTGCACTGTCTTTGTGGTGGAGGATTCTATGGAAGGACCTAATGGAATCGAAGCCAGCTGGAGATTCGTCTCTCATGCACTCCGATATGGAGCGGGAGTTGCAGTCCATCTATCAAAGCTCCGCCCCAAAGGAGCAGAAAATGAAAAAGGTCTTGTTGCTTCTGGACCTGTATCTTTCGCACGAATCTACTCAACCCTAAATGAAACACTCCGTAGAGGTGGTGTGTATAAGAATGGCGCTGTTGTGTGCCACCTTGACCTTAATCACCCTGATGTGTTGGAGTTTATCCAAGCTAACCGAGCTGAACTCCCCTGGGTCAAACGGTGCGTCAACATCAATGACTACTGGTGGGAAGAAGCTACCCCTAATGTAAAGGAAGCTCTTCTCCAAGGTATCCGCCAGGGTGACATCTGGCTCAATAAAACTAAGATTGATTCTTATGGAAACCGAATCCGTGGTAACGTCTGCCTTGAGGTTTACTTGCCGTCACGCGGAACTTGCCTGCTGCAACATATCAATCTCGCTGCCTGTGACATCGAAGACATCGCACCGGCTTTCGTTGCAGGTATGTCCGAGCTGTGCAGTCTCCATGGGCGGACAGGTGTTGGAGAGTCTGGAGAGTACCTGCCACCCGAAACCGATCGACAAGTCGGATTGGGAATGCTTGGACTGGCCAACCTCCTTCGAAGGTACAACGTAAGCTACAAAGAGTTTGGTGAAGCTCTTGCTATCGTCAACAGTGGCGAACAGATTAAAGAGTTCACCCCTGGCATCACCCTTGCCGTTGAATTTAAGAGTGGTATTGCACAAGCAGCGAGCATTGCACGTTTCAATAACATGGACCGTGCCTTTGCTATCGCACCTACTGCGTCCTGCAGCTACCGCTACACTGATCCGGATGGCTTCACTGCTACCCCGGAAATTGCACCTCCCATTGCCCGTCAAGTGGACCGTGATAGCGGTACCTTTGGCGTCCAGAGCTACGATTACGGTCAAGTTGAGATCGCATCGGAAGTTGGCTGGGATGCATATATGAGTGTTGCTAACGGCATCATGCGTATGCTCGATAGCACGGGACTTCTTCATGGTTACAGCTTCAATAGTTGGTCTGATGTGATCACCTATGACGAAGCGTTTATCGAAGAGTGGTTGGCATCTGATCAAACCTCCCTTTATTATTCGCTTCAGGTAATGAGTGACACACAGGACAAGACTAGCGCTTACGCTGCTTTGGACGAAGAAGATGTCGAACGTTACCTGGAGTTTATTCTTGATGATCCTGCTCCTGATTGTAATTGCGGCGAATGAACCCTTATCAAAAACTTCTATCACGTAAACGTACCTGGACTCCTGTCCAAACCACTGCTGGTCAACTCATTGATGGTGCGGAAGAGGCTATCTACCGCGCCTTGGCTATCCGCCACATGGAGCTACCAGTAGGAGATTTTATTACTGATGCTTTAGACAATGATGTACCAACGCTGGCGCGGGAAGTCCTTCTGTCCAACGTCAAAGACGAAGAGAACCACGACCTTGCATTGGGTTACATTGCCAACGCCTTGGGTGTTGATGAACAAGCTGAAGAAGAAGCCAAACGGCTCCGAGACGCTTGGGTTGCTCATCCGGATCACACGATCCTCAAGGCGCTTGTTGCCGAGCGTTCGATTTTCTTTGTGCTATTGCCCTTTTTCCGTTTTAATGGAGATGCGGGACTGAGGACTGTTTCTGCTGATATTAGCCGAGACGAACAAGTCCATGTAGCGGTTAACTCTTTGGTCGCTCGTGAACTTAACCTGGACATTTCCCCGTCCCTAGATAAACTGCGTAAAGCTACTATTAACTGGGTAATGCAGCCTCTTAAGGCTAATGACCCTAATAAATATCTAAACAAAAAATTTTGGCTGGATTCCAGTGATCGCCTGATGTACGAAGGTAAAGCACCTGAGCTTGCTGACACCCGACGAGCACGTATGCCAGCTTTCTTTGAACATGCAAACCCCAATCTCCCACAGTACGCCTAACTTTGGTCTTACTGTTAGGCGTCTTCTAGAAGAACTAGAAGATGTTTTTCCACCCGTCAATCCCACTCCTGATACAAGCGTTGGTCACATCATGTATCGTGCTGGTCAACGTAGTGTTGTAGAGTGGATCGAAAATAAACTTGATGAGGAATCTTAATCATGGGCGCACAACGCCGACAACATCATAGACGCGAAGAAGCAAAACGTCAGGCTGGCATTGATGCTACCGCTATGCGGATTGCTCAAGAGGAAGCTCGCCGTCGTCAACAAGAACAGATTGATAGTATGCGTGAGTTTGCACAATCCTTGACTCCCGATGCTCCACCACGTCCGGTTCAAAGCACGTTGGATGCATCTCGCACTGGTGTGCGTACCGCACGCTCTAGCCGTGGTACTGTTCGCGGTCTTTCCCGTGGACTTGCTGCACTTCGTATTCCCCTTAACATCGGTGGTGGCACCGGTGGTGGTCTTAACATTGGTTAATTAAATGAACGCTAAAAGCAGGTACGATCATCTATCCAGCTACCGTTCTCAATTTCTAGACACAGCGGTTGAGTGTTCTAAGCTCACCATTCCTTACCTCATCCAACGTGATGAGTTTCGTGTTACCCATCAATCACTTCGTCAACCTTGGCAATCCGTAGGATCTAAGGGTGTAGTTACATTGGCATCTAAATTGATGCTGTCTCTGCTACCTCCTCAAACTACGTTCTTCAAACTTCAGGTACGTGATGATAAGCTTGGCACTGAACTGCCTGCTGAGATCCGTTCTGAGCTTGATCTAAGCTTTGCTAAGATGGAGCGTATGGTGATGGATTCGGTTGCTGCTTCCAGTGATCGTGTCGTTGTTCACCAAGCTCTTAAGCATCTGGTGGTTGGTGGTAATGCACTGATCTTTATGGGTAAGGATGGGTTGAAGCACTACCCACTCAACCGTTATGTTGTTGATAGAGATGGCAATGGTAACGTAATTGAGATCGTAACCAAAGAACTGATTAACAAAAATCTTCTACCTCCTGAAATCATGAAGGAGCCTCTGCCTACTATGGACGAGAGCTTTTCTCATGAAGATGACGTAGAAGTTTATACACATGTACGTCTTGACAACAACCGTTGGCTGTGGTATCAAGAGGC